CTCTGCGCTGGAAGAATATATTCGTATACGGCAAAACCACTGTCAATAGTTATATTCAACGCACCTGCGTCTGCGATCTTCATAGTAATATCGCCTGACAATGCTAATATACTTTGTACCTGTGTAACAGGCCATGACCATTTTTGTTTCAACTTACCTGTAATTCCTGATTGGAATGTAAATGATCCTGCGTGTGTGCTTGCATCACCAAAATGGAATACTAGATCACTACCTTCAGTTGACACTTGGAACACTGGTTCTTCAGTATGAGCCGCAGCCTGATATTTCAAACGTTGTATTGCAGATACAGTGGGAACGAACTCTACTTCCCATGCGGCACCTTTGAACTTAACAGTTTTAAGACGATCATTAATAATATCCTGATTCATAAAACGATAATCGTTTTCAAAGTCACCTATACTGTTTTGAAAATGCAACCCTGTTGGAATGTCTTCACCGTCACGTTCTTGTGTGACTACAGTAATGCTTGCGCCTTCTTTGTACTCTGGACACTTTAGGTGCAAATCTAATTTGTTCAGTTGAGGCATGCCGAATGTACCTTCCAGATTATCGACTGGATTATGCGTCTTGGCATTTAAGATAACTGAACGATCTTCAGCCATTGATTCAATTATTGTTTCTTTGCTAGATGCGCTTACCTTAACTAGTGGTAAAAACCCTAGGCTGTGTGTATGTGCTACTAGGTCTTGTAAAAAGTCTTTCATATGATTCTCCATGTTTGTTTATTATATAGGTTTTTTTGACAATGTCAAGGATTTTTCCTAACCTTTTTATTGTATTTTACTGCTGATTCTACCAATGTATGCGATATTTGTAAGGTATCACAATAATGGATAAAGGCATCAGTGTCTTTAGGGAAGCAGGCACCCCCAAAACCACGTTCTCCATCAGGTCCGGGAACCTGCATATGGCTATTGCCAATACGGTTATCATGTGTCAATACCTGTCTAACTAGCTCATAGTCAGCATCGTTCTTTTGACACATATCATATAGTTGATTAAAAAACGCAACCTTAACGCTTAGGAAGCAGTTAGTGGCATATTTGATCATGCTAGCTTCTGTAATACTAACATTAAAGAATAATTTGCAATTTGCCAATGATTCTTGAAACAACGTTTGCCAAAATCCTTCCGGATCTTCACCGCCGACTACCATATACTTGGATTCAGCAAAATCTTTGTTAGCTGTAGCCGCACGTAAAAATTCTGGACTATAGCAAATGCTATGATCTGGATAGTTTACCAATAGTCTTTCTAGATAGTTCGGCGGTACTGTGGATTTAAGTAATACCGGTATGTGTACTGGTACTGTATCCATTACTTGATAGATTTGATTTACATCGCACTCTCCTGTTTCAGTACTAGGAGTACCTACACAGATAATCACACCTTCGGCTAGTGGATAATCTTTTACTGTTTGCTCGCTTATTTTTGGATCAACAAGGTATACTGTATTTGTTTGATCAATGGCATTGGCAACAGCCTTGCCAACAAACCCATATCCTGCAATTATAATTTTTCTCATATTAAAACTCAAATAAACTGTTAAATGTATTTTTTTCCTCAGTGCTCGCTACGTCCCACTTTAGAACTCCAATCAAGTTATCTAACTTGTTATCAATGATGGTTTGCTCCATCTCAGCGTGATCAAATGGTAAATCTTTGAACCACTGCGGCAATCTAAGCTCATCTACTGGATAAGCTACTGATGTAAACCCTAATGGGTTAGGTTTAAGTTTACAAACGATTACTTTAGCACCGTCTGTAATAGCCATGGAATACTTATCTTGATACATGCGTTTTAGAGTATTCCAATTGATACTGGCACGAACATGTCCGGGCATGTTAGTCTTACCAGCTTTCTTTTCTTTAGCTTCGTATTCAGTAATATTATTGGCACGTTTAGGCGATCCTTTTTCCCAACCTGGACGAGCTTTGAAGCGGATACGGAAATCACTAATATGATCTAGTACTTCTTGTTCTGGCTTGCCCATAAGAACCATTTCCAAAACATCACTTAGGAAGTTCTGAATAAATTCCGGCGTATCACTACGTTTGAGATCCAAGCCCATGGCCTTTATCTTACCAGGTTTGCCATCAACGTCACTGCGTTTACCTTCTTTATCATAGTACAATACTGCATAACGCTTCTTAGTAATGAATAAGGCCTTGCTACCGACAATTTCGCGACCAGCTTTAATAACTTCTCCACGTGATTTAGGTACATGGAATGAGTCTAGCATGAATTGCGGGAATGTTGTATTGACTTCATCACCAATCGTATCATACAGTTGTATTACTGTTTCTTTTGTCCACGGGATGCTCCCGGCTTCAATGTCCTTCTGTAGAGTGCGATAAGCACTAAAATAACAACTATCAGTGTCACCATATATAACTGCCTTTCCTCTATAATCGTATTCGCCGGTAATGATCTCGTTTACTTTACTCGCCATATGTTTAACAATTTGGCGTCCTGTGAGCGTGGTGCTTTGCCCGATTCGTTTATCGAAAAACCTACAGCCTGAATTAAGAATAGCGCCGTAAAGACTGTTAAGATTAATTTTTTTAACGAGTTGTCGTTTGTCCCAGTATTCTTCTTCAACTTTATTTCCTGCTTTAATTGCATCTTTTAATTTGGCCTGCATTTCCTTGCGTTCTGCATACCACCTTTTCAATAGCCCCGGAATTACACCTTCATTTTCATGGTTGAAGATAGTACCATTCGCTGAAAGCATCCAAGGCTGATTGCTTTCAAAGATAAGTCTATAAACTTCGGCGGCACTGAGTACATCAGTGTCACCATTTTCCCAATCGATGGTAATATCAGTACCAATCTCTTGATTCATTACAGCAGTATACTCTAAACTGCCAAATACACCTTCCCATGCCGCGGCAAATGATTTACCTTTGGCCTGTTGTGTTTCGATATAGTCATCTGTCATTGTTTGACGTAGTTGACCAATAATAGTTTCTGGCCCCATGTTGAGTGCTCTAATGGCACTTGGATACAATGAGTTAATATCTAATGAGCCAATCCAATCCTGAATGCCTTCTTTAGGATATGCAACATACGCACCTGCGGCATTGCTGTCTTCTCTATCGTCTTTCTTAACACGATTAGGTACAATAAATCCTCTTCGATGAGCTTCATTGATAATGGCCTGTTCAGTTACAGCCACCGCACCCATTGTGGTTTGTAGCAGGACTGTGTTTTCGTGCGCCAGTGTATTGGCAAGATCCATGAATTTTAACTTCTTGTCTAATTTTTCAAGAAGCATACAGTCATTGATGTTATATTCAACGAATGTCTTAAAGTCGTTGTTGTATAATTGATCCAGCGTGCCTTCGTACTGTGTCTTACGCTCGCCTAGTTCATATTCGGCAATAGCATCTAGTCTATAGGTGTGGCGTTCTTCATAAGTGTACTTGCGATACAGTTCAAGATAGTCCAAGTGTACGCGACCAATGTAATCATAGGTAACAGCGTTGCGTCCATATTTTTCATATTCACGACGTTTAGGGAATTGATCAAACAAACAAAAACGGCGTGTATCTTCTTTAGATAATGCTTTTGTCACTCTATTTGTGGTATAAGGAATATCAAAGCCTTCTGAATTCCAACCACTTAATATATCTGCGTCTTTGATTAGATCTAAAAACATGTCTAGCAAATCTGCTTCGTTATCAAACAAGTAGGTATTAGGAAAGTCCTTGACCATTTCTTTAGCCTGCTCCATAGTAATAGTCTTTGGAGGAATAGCTAGACATACCATAGTTTCTAACCATTGTAGGTAGACAGCAATCGCAGTAATTGGCATGAACGCATCGTCTGGGCTTGCATAGCCACGTTCTGGATCAAAGTCTACCTCAATATCGAAAAATGCTACATTTAATTTAGGAGCATCTTGATTTAAATAGTGTTCACTTAGTGTTACAAAGATTGGATTAATATCCGACTCGTAAAGTTCCTTACCACTATTAATGGCCTGTTCTTTACGCAGTTCTTTTGTGTTCTTACAGACAATACGTGATAATGGTTCACCGTAAATTGATTGATGTTTGCCCTTGGGGTCTTTGACGTAGAAAGTGTGTTTGACAGGTATGTCACGGAACTCACGCTCACCTTTCTTATTGCGTTCAACCACTTTAATGATGTCATTCTCGCGGTCAAACCATGCGTCTACATAAGACATAAATTTTCTTCTCCATGCAATTTAGGGCTTGCAAATACCTTTGTGCTGTTTATGGCCAGCTAACCTTTCGCAACAATATTTATTAGATACGTTTTGTGATATCCAAAATTGCTTCAATTTCTTCCCAATCTTCATTATAGGCTTGCCAATCACCTTTGTGGGCAATCTTAATAGCTTTATTAATAACGCTTGGTTTTACTTGTAATTCTTCAGCGACTGCTTTAACTGTTTCTTTTAAGCCTACTTGTAAGTCTTCAATTTCGCGAAGTACTGTAGAACCTTCAGCAATCAATCTTTCTAATTTTGCCTTTTCTTCTGCGCCATAATTTCTACCTGACATAAAATATCTCCTATATTGCCTATTATATACTACTTATTGTGTTAATGCAACCACTAAGAAATTTTAGTGGTGAAAATGGCAGAATTAATCTGCCATTTTGATTATTGTTGTGGAGTACCGTTGGCCGCCAAATTAGCTCGAACATCACCCACTGTTGGAGTATATGTTGCTCGTTGTGTAAATGTTGGGCCTGTTGGTTGTTGCTGTTGCGTGGTCGACGGCATTGCACCTTGTTGCGCACCAGTATTAGCCGGAGGAACAGATTTACCATTCATAATCTTATCGATTAATCTTTGTGCTTGAGAATTTGCTCTTGCGATTTCGTTTTCGTGTGATCCACCTAGTTCAGCAATTTGTTGCATTTCTGCCTGTAACTGTCTAATTAACTCTAATTGATCTGGAGTTGGTTCAGTTGCCAACGGTGCCTGCTCTGGTGGCTTATCGGTTGAGGGTGTAGTTGTAGTTGTAGTTGTGCTAGTATTAGGGTTAGTATTAGTGTTACCATCACTACCGCTATTGGCATATAATGTGGCTCCTCCGATAGCTCCGGCAGTAATCAAACCAATAGCCGCTGCCTTTTTAGGATTAGCTTTGATCCAAGCCGCCGCGCCACCTGGCTTTTTGCTTGCGGCTTCGTATTCAGCTTGATATTGTTTGTGTAGCGCCTCTGCTTGTGCATTGGTTTTACCTTTGCCCAGAGTTGCGCTGTCGACTCTGTTACCTTGCGCATCTTTTCCATGCATATTATATCGACCTGAACCTGGTTTAGTTTCAGGCTCCCAACGACCACCTTCCCATTTATAATTTATGCCAGACTGCGCATCTTTTACAATAGTGCCAACTGGTGGGTTTACTGGAGCACCAGCAGGCGCACCTGTTGGAGGAGTTGCTGTTGGTGTAGTTGTAGTTGTTTTAGCGGCATTAGCATCACCAGCCGCAGCCTTTTCTGCATTTCCGCCCCATAGACTACTTAATTTGTTCCAGCCATTTCTTAATCCGCTTTGTATATAATTGCCCCAACGACTTGCTAGTCCCGGTGCCGCACGATCTAATGCACTATCGACAGCCGCGGCTTCACCAGCTTTTTCAAATAATACATTCTCTCTTAAATATTCTTCGGCATTAAGGATTTCATATCCTTCTTCATCATATAACGTATTAGTGCTTTCATCTAGGTAAACCCATATATCATGTGTCTCAGGTTTAGCAGTTTCAATTTCAGCTAACCGGTCACGAAGACTTGCAATACTTTCTGCTAATGATTGTGGTTTGCTTTCTGAAATACCTGCAAAGTTATATGTTGCGGCATCTGGAATACCAGTAGGTTTTAATTTATATTGTTGTTGGTATGATATAATAGCTTGTTTAGTTTGCGGAGTTAATTTACCATCGGGTTTTAATCCCATGGTTTGTTGTAGCTGTGCTAACTTTTGATCTCCACCGCTAGCTAGTTGTGCGGCATCGATAGCCTTACGACCAGCATCGGCTGCCATAAACCCACCAACTCCTAATCCAGTCTTGCCTGCAAATTTAGCGGCACCTGCCGCAGTTGCGCCTGGATTAGCAACGGCTTTTGCACCGGCACTTGCGGCCTTTTTTGCGGCTAATGCGGCTAGTTCTCTTGCACCTAATTTCCCAGCACCTCGAATTGCGGCACTTGCCATGCCTGCGCCTGGAATTAAAAATGGTGCCGCCATACCAGTATATTCGCCGGCTTTGTATAGATTAGGACTACGTGCTTGTGCCGCGGCATCTGCATCATATTCTTTACTTAATTCATCTTTGTATTTTGTACCATTCCACAGACTCTTAACACCTGCGTTAATGTTGTTACCAAAACCAAACGTGAGCCCTTGTTCAGCTCCACGTGCGGTGTCGCTAACATCATTGCCAAAATCCTGCATACTGTATTCGTCAATTTGATTATCTTCATACCCAAAACTTTCAAGTAGAGATTTTGAAATGCTAATACTTTCACTGGCTTGCCCTGATTTTGTAGTATTACTTGGGACAACACCCGGACCACCTGGGATATTAGTTGCTGGATTTGGGTTCTTTGCAGGATCTAATGCCGCGCTACCTGTTGGCGTTGCTGGCTTAGGTGCTGTAAGAGTTGCTTCAAGTTTGTCAGTTAAATCGTAAACTGCCTTAAGATGTTGTTGAACAAATTCTTCTGACCCTGCATCTGCATCAACTTTTTGACTCATGCTTTGAATGCCTTGGTCATATTCATCGCCACTATAGCCGGTTAGGCGTCCAAACATTGATGATGTTTGAGCTTTTCTTGGTAATAGACCTTTACTTGCCAGCATGTAGTCAACATCCTTGCTAGCCGGGAACATATTTTTTTGACCTTGATTAGTTACAAAGCCTCCACCTATTGGATCATATAATCCGGGAACTTGATATTTTTGTGCTAGCTGTGCTAGAATTTGAAAACGCTTAGCCTCATCATTTTCAGTACCTTTAACGGCAGCCAAGATGTCGGCCATTGCTGTTTCATCTAATCTTACATTTTCTATAATATCAAGTCTATTGACTAAGTCTCTAATATTCATTTTTGTTCCTATTATCTAACTGAGCATTTAGGGACCATTCTTCCATCTTTAGGTTGCATACCTGTTTGTACTTGTCCGGTCTTACAAACACTTGTTTTTTTCTTTGCTTTAATTGTTTTTACTTTTTGAGGTGGCTTAGGTAATTCGTTTTCACGTAGCCCACTTGGAATATTTACGCTTCGTCTTCCACCTTTAGATTTAATTTCTGCTAACTGCTCTATACCGTGACGAACTTGCTCAATGTTCATTTCTAATTCTGGGAATAGATTAGCTAAATGCTGCCAAATACGAGGATCATCACTCTTGGCCATTTCTGCTAACTCGGTTAATTGCCTTCCAGCTCGTGCCATTCGTGTTCTAATACTGGCAGGATTAACACCTTTGTGATTAATAATTTCGCTGTCTAACGGACTATCTTTATTAAAATTTACAGCCATCTCTGCTAGACCATGCTGTTTATACAAATGATGCAGTTCGTCATCGCTGGCAAGTTCTAAATGACTTAAATCAATTCCTGCTTTTTTACTAATTCGACGCATCATACGATAGCGACGAGTAGGATGCATAGTAGATGCGGCATCTTCCATTGGTGCATTACTTTGTAGCCCTGGACCTACTCCGCCAGTGAATCCCATACTATGCCCTGGAATTTCATTTTCTTTAACGTTCTTTTTATGCTTCATAGCATTGCTTAACTGCTTAGTACCAGTATCGGCTTTGTTGAATTCTTTAGCAACACTTTGCTTCATTCCTACTTTCTTTGCAAACTTAGGATCATGTGCGGCCGCTGCCATAAAGCGAGCTTGTTTTTCACTAGTACTTTTTTCGTCTAGTTGTTTAGATTCTTTCATCATTACACGTTCTGCAATGACGCTAGCATATTGATTAATCAGTTGACGTTTTTGAGTTTGCTCTTCTGCAAATTCTTGTTCAACTTCTGTAAAGAATTTATTGAGTAAACTTGATTTACGTTCAATAACTTTTTGTTGAACTTCTGGTTGTTGATAGTGTTGCATGGCCATTTGTACAGGCAATGTTACTTTATGAGGACTACCTTCTTGCAAAATTTGCACATTGGCGTTTTTGTCTACAATAGATAAAAACTTAGCCATGCTATCAGCGCCAACTACAGGTTGTGTAGCCACGCCATCCATCGCCTGTAGTATGCGTTTCATGTCCATCGGATTATCCCAATAGGCGTTTTGTTAATGCACGAATTTGATCAACTTCACGTGATTCTGCAATCATCGGTTGCTCAGTACGATTTAGTCGAGCCATTTGTTCTTGCATACGTGTAAAATCAGTAGATTCTTTAGTTTCTTTCTTAGCACGTAATTTAGCTAAATCGCTTGCTTCAATTTTACCGTCATGATCTACATCGATTTTTTCTTGATTGCCTGGAAGGTCTTTCTTACTAGCGGCTTTCTTTTCCATCATGTAAGCAGTAGTTTCTTTAATGTTTTTCCACATAGCGGCTGCGGCAATCTTCTCACCTTTCTCACCACCACCTGCTTTCTTTGCAAGAGCTTTAAAACCTTTACCTGGCTTACCAATGTCTTCGCCTTTCTTAGCGGCTTTAACAGTCGCAGACTTTTTAGCGGCACTTAATCCAGCACTTGGTTTAGCACTTTCGTCATACTTGTCATACTTGTCACGCACTTTGTCTAAGTCTTTACCTTCTTTACCAGCTTTAGCCAGTGCCTTCATTCCGTCCTTGCCATACTTCATAACGCCCTTAGCGGCACGACTCATTGTTTTCTTTTCGGCACTTTCTTGAAACTCGCTAGATGCATCTTTACTATTAATACGACGAGCAGCCGCAGCCATAGCTTCAGTTTCTTTTCCGTATTTTTCTAATTTCTTTTTAACATCTGGATGTACATAGCGTTCTGGTTCTTGATGCATCATCGGCATACCACCCATTTCGTCTCCACCCATGTCCATATCCATTTCTGCATCCATCTCTGGTTGAGATTGTTTTGAATTCTTAGGCATATCTTTACGGCGTTTCAATCCGGCAACAATAGCGGCCGCATGCACTAGGTCAGCATGATGATCTTTTACACGACTTTCATCTACTGTTTTCTTTGGACCATGTACTGGGCATTTAGCTTTGCCTTTTTCTTCACAGCAACATTTAGCAGTAGCTTCCATCATTTTTGGACCATGTACTGGGCATTTAGCTTTGCCTTTTTCTTCACAGCAACATTTTTTAGCTTCGTCCATTTTACCAGCTTTCTTAGCGGCACGGATTTTACTACCTAAATATTCATCTTTGCCAGATTCAATTTTACCATCTTGATCCCAGTCTTTTTTAGCTTTTTTATCTTTAGCCTCTTCCATCTTTTTGCTGGCGTATTTGGTAGCTTGTTTGTGTGCTGATCTTTCTTTAGCTGACTCAGCATCATCATCATCGCCGTAATCGCGATCATGTTTTAGGCCAGTGGATGTTTTTGTAGCAGTACCGTGTGCTGTTTTTTTCTTTGCACCAACTTTATCGTCATCACTAAACATTTCGTTGGTAGTTTTAACTCCACCCTTCATGATAGTTTGCTTGCCTGGGTTAGCTTTCCCCCATGCTTTGCTTTCTTTCTCGTCTGCCTTGTCCATTGCTTTTTCATCTTTCTTTTCAGCAGCCGAACGTGATTTAGCCTTACTTGCAGGTTCTGCATGTGGCTCATCGGTAAAACGATCTGGATTATGTGTATGACGAGTTACGCCTGGTTTTGGATGACTAATCTCTCCACCAGTTGATGACTTTTCTTCTTTGATCTTTTCAGCTTGAGCTTTCTTTAGCTCTTTCATTTTGTTCTTAGCTTCCATTAGGCGATTTTTTAGAACTTGTTTTTGTCCTTCGCTTAGGGTATCGCTGTTATCTAAATGATGTCCGTATTCAGTGAACTTCATTTCATATTCTAGGTAATGATAAACACTAGCCATGTAATCAGCAGCCTTGGTAATTTTAGCCTGTACCCATGCTTCTAACTGATCTTCATCATGTAATTGTTTGAACAATTTATGTGAATATGTAGCTAATTTAAATAAATCAGCTTTAGCCATTTTACCTTGATGCTCCTTTTCTTCTGGAGGCAATTCTAAAGGATGCTGTATTTCACCACCTGCTTCAGGTTGTTCTTGTCCCATTGCAGGGTCTAATTGATCTAAATCTGGCATGTTTATAACTCCGTTATCTTATTATATTTATCGTTTTAAAGCCGGTCCGCCGAATAAGCTAGTACCCTTTAAATCGGCACCGTTTTTAGCTGTGCCGTCTTTATTTTTAGGCTGTACTATTTTAGGTGGCTTAGGTGCGTGTTTTCCACTATGACCAGGTGTTCCGGTGTATGATTTATTACCACGTTTCTTACCTATTGCTATATGCGGATTTGGCACTGACGTAATTGCACTAGAAGTTGTTCCGCCTGCATCGCCTGCTTCATTCAATCTCTTAACGATCTTAAAAGGATGCCATTCTTTTTCACCACCATCATCGGGATGAATAGTAACACCCTTTTGACCAACCCATGCTATTTTACCAGTGCGATGTGTGTGACCACCTGGATAATTTTTTTCTTTACTTAGATCAACGTGTACACGTTCACCTTTTTGCAAATCAGTATCTGGTTGTTTATATACTCTAGGAGCTTCTGATATTAGTTCACGCAATTTCATTTTTTAATTCCTCGGAATCCGGTGCCAACTGCACGTTCGCCATTCATAAATTTAGGTAAACTAAACCACAACTTAAACCATTCTTCTGTTCCTGGCTGTATGTTTCGCTCACGCATTATTACTGCTTTTTCTGTACCAGTTATACTAATGTTGCTAGCACCGTAAGGTTGCAGGCCTTTAAACTCGTTAATGCCCGCTAACTTCTTAAGACGTGCTATTTCATCCATTATATACCGTATTTGTTCTTTTTCTTGTTAGCCACTGGACTTACTCGATGTACATCATCTGGTTCTTTGCTTGGAGTACGAGGGCGTACTTGATGATATTCTGTAGGAATAGCACTATGAACTTGTTGAATCATTTCGTGCTCTTTATCTGTATATGGATGTAAAGTCCACATAGTCCCCATCCAGCTTTCGTGATCGAGGTCTAATTTTTCTTTACTACCATCAGCCATAGCTAGTGCCATGCCAG